TACTTCTCTTAAAACTTCTTTATTAGTTTTATAGTAATCTGTCATTTATTATCACTCGCTTTCTATTATTGTTTTTCATAGCTTTTTAGGTCTTCTGTTTTTAATTCTTCTATTTCTTTGTTTTCTTCTACTAGCTCTGCTTTCTCTTTTATTTTCCAATCATATATTATTAACCCGTATTTCCAGAAGCAATTCCATCTTGTTGGAATAATATTTTTATTTATGTATGTTTCCGTGATCTTTATATTGTTTTTCTCTTCAAAATCTTTAACTGTTTCTGATATATTTATTTCATTGTCAGATATATAAATATATACTCCTCCTAAGTTTGCCCCTCCTAAGTTTGTTCCTTTTAAGTTTGCTCCTTCTCCAACTGCTTTCTTAACTGTATCTTTTAAAGTATTATTTTCTTTCTTATATTCAAATAATATTAAACCTGTCCATCTGTTTTTTATCTCAAATTTTATTTTACTCATTTTTTCTACCTCTTTTCTTTTAAATATTTATATCTTCACAACATTTACACATATTATTTTTCCTCCAGTAATCCTTCTAAAATAGATTTAGTTTACTATTTTCTTCTTGTAGTCTTTTTAGTTCTTTTAAGACTGTTTCTATTGCTTCTATGTCTTTTAAGTATATTTTTTCACAATTTTCTTCTTTTGTTTCTTTTAGCCAAGCTCTATTGGTTTCTTGTATTTCTTTCAAAATTCCTATAGCTTCTTCTAATTCTTTATTATCTGCTCTCCTCATTAGCTTTTCTTCTCTTCTTTCTAACAATTCTATTTCTTCTTTACTTTTCATTTCTTCCTTATACCTTCCTCATATTCTTTGTACTTCACATTTTTATCTTTTCTCAATCTATCGTATAATGATTTACATTTTCTGCCATCATCTTTTCCATTTCGGTTGCTCTTCTATAAATTGCTACTTTCTTATGTGTTACCTTGTCCTCCTTTATACCACATTCTACTAATTCATAATAATCCCTGACTAATTCTGTTAAACGTGGTCTTACATGATTCATATCAAAAAAAGTTGAATATTCTCTTTTACACATTTCGTTTTCTATTTCTCTTGCTGTCATTTGTTTATCTCCTAGTATTTCTAAAATTTGCATATATTTTGTTAGCCTTTTCGGCTTTATTTCTTCAAAACTTACTTTTCTTGTTTGGCGTGTAATCATTTGTTTTCACTCTCCTTTGGCCTCTAGTTCTTTTATTTTATTTCCATTTTCTCTATAATAGCTTTTTCTATTTTTATACATTCCTTCAAAATACTGCATTGGATCCACTAAGTCATAACATATTGGTTCTTTTTTCCCCTCAAATTTTCTTTCTATCCTTCCAATTGCTTGAATAATAGTCGCTTTATCCCTATGTGGACTAGCCAAAATAAGTCTATCTAGTCGAGGAATATCCAACCCTTCCTTTGCTAATCCATAAGTAGCAAATAATACTTTTTCTTTTCCTTCTCTTACTTCTTGTATTCTTTTTTCTCTTACCTCTTTTTTTGTTTTTCCATCTATCACATTTCCATATCCTAGTTTACTTTGTAAATAATTCATCTGCTTCACTCTATCTGCTAAAACCAAAGTATAATTATTTTTACTTTGTTCTAAAATACTTAAAATCAACTTATTCCTTTTCTCATCTTCTGATAACGCTGTTGTCAACCCAGTATACTTTATCGTTCCATCTGCTTCTTGACACTTTTCTGGTATCTTAAAAAAATCTGTATCTATTTTTACTATTGTTGCTGGTAGGATTCTATTTCCTATCACATCTTTTTCAAGCTCTATTATTGTTTTTCCGAGCAATCCAAACATGGCTTTTTCCGTTCCCTTTAAATTTCGGTATGGTGTAGCTGTCAATCCATATTTATATCTTGCCACTAACTTATTTATTACTCGATAAAACATACCTGCTTTTGCTGGTGTGCCACAAACTCTATGACATTCATCTACAAGAATACAATCCCATGTATCTGCATATTCTTGTAAATCAATACTTTTTAAAGTTTGAACTGTTGCAAAAGTAATATGTGTCCCTATTTCAAGCTTTCCATTTGCAATCTTTCCCAATCCCACACTTTCAAAATTATCTTTTGCTCTGTTGTAACTTTGATTTAATAAGTCTATGGTATGTGTTATCCAAAGTGTCTTTAATCCCAATGTTGCAATTAATTCTAATGCTGTTTGTGTCTTTCCTGAACCTGCTGGCATTACTATAATCCCATTTTTTCTTTCTAATGCTCTCTTACAAACCTTCTCTTGATAATCAAATAGTTTTATTTTGCTTTTATAGGCAATCGGTTCTCCTAATGCAATCCTATTCTCAAATATCTCTAAAGGATACCTACTAAACAAATCCGATAAACAACCAAACGGCAAAATCAATTCATTCCCATTAATTTCGTAAAACACTAAATATTTTGGTGTTTTATAATTTGAATAGCCTAATCTTTCATTTCTTAGATAATCTGGGTTTAGTATTACTAATTCCTTTTCAACATACTCTTTTATCTTTTCATCTGGTTCTTGGATTATTATCTTATTCGATACTATTATTTTCACCTTTACACCTCCCTTTCTTTTATTCCTATTTTCTTCATAACCACATCTAAAATCTTTTTTATATCTTATTCGATATTTTATTGTCTTACATCTAAAAAGAGTTTAAAATCGATTTTAAAGACTTTTATATCCATTTCTCTTGTTTTTCTAAATTTATGGTTTTTGTATTTCTTTTTATTGTATCAATTGGTATGCTGTATATATCGTCCTTATATTTGATTGCCAAATAATACTCCGTATTTCCACACTTCTTATATCTTTGATATGCTAACCATTGATTTTGTTCTATACGACTTATCTGAAAATACTTTGTTTTACAAGTTTTGCAATCAATTAGTATTGGTTTATTATTTTTTATTGCTATTAAATCAGCTGGTTGACTTCCAGTATGCTGTTTGGGTGTCAACATTGTTACCCAATATCCTTTTTGGCTTAATATTTCTGTCATTTCTTTTTCAAAACTATTTCCTAGCCTTTTATTATTCAATTTTAAAGCCCTCCAATATTTCTTTGTCTGTCATATTTCCTATCTTTTTAATGATCGAGTTTAGCTTATTTAGCAAATCCAAAACAGTTGGTAAATACTTGTCCACTTCTTCTATATGCTCCGCTATGTAATTACAACCATTGTAATATCGTTGAAGAATTTCATTGTATAATTTTTTTAATTTATACATTTGATCTCCCTTCTATTTTGTTAAATTAATATCAATCTTTTCTACTGTTGAATAATATTCTAAAATCCATCTCTCTGAATCTTTATCATCAAACCTAGAATGATACCCTATCTTTGTATTGATTTTTAATGTTTTCAATTTGTATTTCTCTATAAAATTTGTTAAATTATTCTTAATATCTTCTAATTCTTTTTCCATTTCACTTTTACTCCTCTGGTAGTTATAATTGCTTTTATTTTCAATAAGTTCATCTATTCCATTTTTGCTTAAAATTATTATTTTTTCTTTTTTTTGTGTAACTTTATACACATTTGTTACCCCTAGTGTGTAACTTTCAACTTCTCATAGCTCTAAGGATATATTTATTTGTTACACAGTTACACCCTTTTTTTGTTTTTAATATACCTTTATATATATAAATAATTTATTAGCTTTACTTTATATATAATATAATTAAAATATTATTTATGTGTAACAATATATATTATTTATGCTATAACTATTACTACTCTAAGTTTTTATCTGTTACACCTTATGGTGTAATTTTGGTGTAACGAGGTGTAATTTGTGTAACAAATTATGTATCAAAATAAATATTTTTTATTCTTATAACTCTTTGTTGTGTTCTATTTATTCTTGTATTAAAAGAATATTTTCCATTTTTAGCTTTATCAATATAACCTTTATCAGCCATTTTCTTTTTTATTCCATTCCAATTTATATTGTTGTCTTCTAATATTTCATACAATTTTGTTGGTATAAACTGATAGTACATAATAGTTCCTTTCCCATCTGTCGTTTTTTCTAATGCTCCCCATACTTGTCCAGATGGCGTAAAATCTTTATTACTATCATAAAAATTATTAATATTAGCATTAGCAATATCTATGATTAAATCTATATATCTATCTGCTTCATCAACATCTTTCGTAAAATAATCTTTTGCCTCTTCTAAAGTAATTGGATTATCTTTAAAAATTGTCTCTGACACAATTTTATCTGCAAGTAATACAATTGCTATACTATTTATTTGTTTTGGTGAATTTTGTTCTTTTTTTAAATTTTCCACTATGCTATTATATTCATCAAATAAATTTTCTTTATTTTGTATTATTTCAATAAATTCTTTTCCCGCAAAACCATAGTTACTTAGCATTATATTTACTATTTGATTTCCATTTTCTACAATTGTTTCATTTTCCTCTATTTCAATTACTCTATTTTTTACCCCTTCCTTAGAAGATGAACTTGTAATTGGCTCTTCGCCTGATAAAATTACTATATTGTCCCATTCTGTTGTTTCTGACAATCCTCCATCTACGGTTCCTCTATCTCTTCCTTTTCCTTCTGTTAATTCATAAATTAAAGTATCATAAGTTTTGTATTTCGTTTTAGTTATTTGTAATTCATCTAATATTAGAGGTATATTTTTTAAAAAGTTACATAACCTTTCAGAAGCTACTTTTGTTGTATCTAAACTAGATAATAATTTTCCTTTAGATGGATTTCCCCAAATACTTGCACAAATCATTTGTGCAACTGTTTTTCCATTACTTGACTTTCCCCAAACATGTACGATAAATGGATTAATCTGAAATATTTTCACTAATACACTAGCAAAGCTCGAAGCCATTAAGAATCTTAATGTTTTACTATTATTTCTCATTTTATTTACTTCTCTTTTCCATATTTCATATTCTCCTTTTTCAGTAACCGATTCAAATATATTTTTATAGGCGATGTCTCCATCATATTCATATTTCGATGTATAAGGAACAAAATCTTTATTAACCCAACCTAAATGAGTAATTCCATTTACGACCTTTAAATTGTTTAACTCTATCATATCTGCTAAATATAATACTAAATTTTTTGCGTTTTCTGAATTTACCTCAATTCCCCTATTAGCTAGCTGAATAATAGCTGTGTTACTTGCTATTATTTTTCTTTCTACAACTGCTGATTGCCATTGATTTCTTTTATAAAAAGCTAACTTAACTTTCTCAATATTAGTATCTATATTATTTATGATTTCTACTGGTAAAACAGGATGTGGACAAGCTTTTATTTTTATTGGTTGCATTGTTGATGTATAATCAATTTTATAAACTCCTGTATCATCTGCACTCCATTGACCACACTTTAAATTTTTTACTGGGCAATCTGTAAAATTTATTATATTTCCACCTTTGGCTTTCAAATATTGTATGTATTCTTGATTCTTTTGTTTAAATATACTATTGAAAGCTTGTATAATTTTTAATTCCTTTGCCCTTTCTCTTATTTTCTCTATTATCCTTATTTTGTCAGGAGAATTGGGCAAAGATATTAAGTAATCAAATATAGCATCTTCTAAAATATTTTCTTTAGTTTTAAAATTATAGATATGAGCTGTTCCAATCGAATTTATAACAGCTATAGATGGTTTAACTAATTTTGACATTTCGGTAATGCGGCCAATATTTGCAGTACCAAGTTCTAAGACAGCAATATCATAATCAAAAAAATTTTGTAAAATCCCTGGTAAATGGACATTAGTATTATTATTACCATTATGAAAATCATATAATACTTTCATTTCTGTTTCTAATACTTTAGAAATTAAGTCTGTTAATGTAGATTTACCATAACTACCTGTAATTGCAATAACTTCTTTTGAAATATTTAATTCTCTTGCTTTTATGCCTAAATCATATAACGCATAGTTAACATCTTCTACTGCTAATATACATATTTCAGAATCAATTTGCTT